ATTTAGCCGGGGCAGTTCCGGCGAAGGGCAAAACTGGCTATCCGGCAAGCCTATAAGAGCCGGGACAGATGGTCATGGAATGACCTAAAAAAGCCTATCTGTGAAAGGAGACCGACCATGAAAACCGAGGAACTGACCGCACTGGGACTGACCAAGGAACAGATTGACAGTGTTTTTGCTATGAACGGCAAGGACATCGAGGGGCATAAGAAGCGGGCTGAGAAGCTGGAAGCTCAGAACAAAGAACTGGCTTCCCGTCTTGCTGCTTCCACCGAGGCACTGGAGAAGCTGGAGGGCGTTGACCCGGAAGCGCTCAAGGCAGAGGTGAAGAAGTATCAGGACGCCGCTGCTGAGGCGGAGAGAAGTTACAAGCGGAAGCTGACGGAACGTGACCAGCAGGATTGGCTGAAAGGCAAGCTGGATGAGTACGGTGTCGGCTCCCCCTATGCCCGTAAGCAGCTCATGACCGAGGCGATGGCAGAGGATACCGGCCTGAAATGGAAAGACGGAGCGTTTTACGGCTTCGATGATTTCATGAAAGCCGCGAAGGAGAAGGACTCCGGCCTCTACCAGACCGAGGAAGAGAAGAAAGCGGCGGCAGAACAGAAGGAGCTGGAGGAAAAGGCTCCCCAGATTGTTGCTCCCGTTGGTCAGTCCGCTCCGGCGGCGGATAAGTTTGTGCCGCCTAAGATTTTCTAAGAGAGGATGATTTGAATGGCAAGAATTCAGGCTCTGAGCATTCTGACTCAGGATGAAGGTAAGGAATATCTGTCCGAGCTGTATGGCAAGGTCATTGAGAACGTGCAGAAGGAGCTGGTCTCCGTCGGCATGAAGAATCAGGACTTGTCCGGCGATCCCACCTCTGGCACCGTGGAGGCAAAGCGTTTCGTGAACGCTACCTCTCAGGCCTACGGTACTGCCCGTGCCGCCGGTGCTGGCAACAAGGTCAAGGCCAAGCCCGTGACCGTGGCGATCGATACTGATCGGGAGATTGTGGAGGAGCTGGAAGAGAAGGACGTGACCCTGTACGGCGTGGATGGTGTTCTGGAGCGTCGTGCCCGGAATCACACCCTGCGCATGGCCGCTGAGCTGGACAAGGCGTTTTTCACCGCCGCCGCTGGTGATGCCGTGGCAGTCAATATTCCCGCGAACACCGCTGTCGAGGATGAGCTGGAGATGGTCATTCAGGAGTGCGAGAACACTCAGAATGATTTCGTTGACGGTGTTCCCCGCTCCATGATGCACTTCGTCATGTCCACCGCCTACTATGGCAAGGTGCGCAACAACCTGGACAAGCAGACCCGCTCCAACGTGGACACTGCCGCTGAGGAGTTCTATACCTGGCACGGCGTTGAGACTAAGAGCTGCGTACATCTGCCCACCGGCGTTGATTACCTGCTGATCGTGGACGGCGCTGTGGCACAGCCGGTCATGCCCCGGAGCTACACCGCTGAGAAGATTCCGCTGTCTGACGCCTATGGTGTGTGCCTGTTCTTCTACTACGGCACTAAGGTTGTCACCCCCGACCTGATCTTCAAGAAAGCTGTCTATAAGGCCTCCACTGATACCGCTGTGGTCACGGGCAAGACCTATTACACTCTGAGCGATGGTGTGTATACTGCTGTTGCCTCTCCTACCGGCAACCCCAGCACCTCCGGCTATTATGAGCTGGTCTGAGAAAGGAGTAAACCTGTGATGGCTGCATTTATCAATCACAAGACCGGCAATACGCTGGTCGTAACGGACCCTGCTGTTGTCAGTCTGATGACCCAGAGCGACCAGTATTCTCCTGTCGTTCCTGAGGTCAAGAAGTCCAGTAAGAAGAATGAGTAAAGGAGGCCTCTGACTATGGCATACACAGACTTTGATTATTACCGTGACGCCTTTTACGGCACGGTGCTCACCGAGGATAACGCCCCCGGTTGGCTGGAGCGGGCAAGCGATGAGATTGACACCCTGACCTCTCTCCGGCTGGTGGACTGGTTCCCCGAAAACGAGATTCACGCCGCAAAGGTACGGAAAGCTGTGTGTGCCGTGGCTGAGACCCTTTACCTGGTAGAGCAGGAGCGGCTGGCCGTAGCAGCGAGAGAGGACGCTCACGGCGCTCTGCGGCCCGCTGTTTCCTCCATCTCCGCCGGGCGGGAATCTATCTCCTACGCTCAGTCCGGCGCGTCCTCCGTCTATGCGAAAGCCGTGGGGGACCGGAACGCCCTGGACACGCTGATCCAGGATACCGTCGCGAGATACCTTACCGGTATCCCGGACGGGAACGGTGTCAATCTGCTGTATCGGGGGTGGCGGTGATGTTTGACCGGGAAATCACCCTGTTTAACCTGCACGGGGAGAAGTGGTACACAACCCTTTTTACCGGTGTGCAGATGAATGCAGTATCCTCCAAAAATGCTACAACGCACGGGCAGAACAACAGTGACACGGTGGAAATCATCATCAATATGCCCTGTGAGGGCGTGTCATATCTGGGACCGAAAGCCTATGCCGCCCTCCCTGATCCAACAGGCTACTTTACCTTTGCGCCGGAATCCTCTTTCGTTGCAGTGGGCGACCACACGGAGGATAACCCGCTGGACGATGATGATTATGAGCAGGGTCTTTACCATGAACTGAACGCAATGATGGATGAGGTGTACATGGTGACAAGCGCCGCCTATTATTCCCTGATTCCACATTTTGAGATTGGGGGGAGATAGCATGGCAGATATGAAGCACTTCCCAAACATCTCTTATGTGGACGGTTGCGTCCGGGTAAAGTTCGATTTGAGCAAATACGGAAGAAATCTGGAGCAGGCACAATACCTGTTCGGGAATATGGTATTGCAGGACTGTAAACCTTTTATGCCCCTGCTGACTGGCAGTCTCCAACAGCGGTCCCATGTTTCTGAGGGCGGAAAAGAAGTTGTGTTCCCCGGCCCGTATGGTCGGTTCCAGTATAGGCGGTAAGGTCATGGTTGACCCTGTTACAGGTAGCCCGTGGGCGAGGCAGGGAGCGAAAAAAGTGCTGACCGATAGACCGCTAAAGTATACCCATCAATTCAATCCAGAGGCACAGGCGCGTTGGTTTGAGGTAGCGAAAGCACAGAATCAGACTGTATGGATGGAAAAAATCAAGGACTGGATTCTGAACGGAGGTGGTTCCGGTGTCTGAAAAGAGACAGTATCCGATTGACGTAGACGGTTCCGAGATTGTCAGCACTGCACTTATGGAGCTGCTGAACACATTTCCCGGCCTCGACGGAAAGCGGGTTCAATTTGCTACACTGGGGGACGCCTCCGGCATTGGCTTTTTCCCGTCTGCTGGTGCGGTCATCCTGTCCAACAGGGAAGACGTGACCGGTCACGTTTCGCAGAATTGCCGATACCCCTTTATGGTGGTGTACCGGGGAGCCCTGCGAACGGAGAAACAAAAACTCCGAGTGAAGGAACTGCTGGACTGTCTGGGAAAATGGCTGGAACGGCAACCCGTGACGATCAGTGAAGAAACCCATCAGCTTGAGGCGTATCCCGTCCTTGCAGAGAGGAGAGAAATCAAGAATATTCTCAGGTCTAGCCCTGCATACCTCAATGCCGCTTATGATAACGGTGTTGAGGATTGGGTTATCTCTATAGACCTGAACTATACGACTGACTACGACAGATAGGAGTGATAAGCAATGGCAGATGCTACTGTGAGCAAGACCAGACTGGAGCGCAAGTGGCTGGCTCATTATATCGACGCTTCCTTTGGTGGCACGACCACCGATTACGTCCGGCTGGGCAAGGACCTGGAAGAGTACAGCGAAGAGCTGAATCCCGATGTCAATGTGGAGAAGAACATTCTCGGTGAGCAGAATGTTGTCCACAGCGGTTATGGTGTGCAGTCCGAGGTCGGTTCCTACTACGCTTACGACGGCGATCCCCTGTTTCCTAAGCTGGCCGAGATTGCCAACGAGCGGAAAACCGGTGAAGGACTCCAGACCACTAAGGTTGATGTTCTGTTCAATGCAGACGGCACTGTGGCGTGGGCCTATATCGAGGATGTGTGGGTGGTTCCTAATTCTGTTGGTGGCGATACCAGCGGTGTTCAGATTCCGTTCACCATTTACAATGCAGGCAACCGTAAGTCGGGCACTTGGGCGGTTGCTACAAAGAAGTTTACCCCAGCGGCCTAAGACACTACCAGACAATCAGAGGGCGTGGAGAACAGCACTCCACGCCCTCAAAGCATAATCAGGAGGGGATATCGTGGCAGAAGTGAAAAACATGGCTGAGTATAAGAATAAGCCTCTGGAAATCGTGGTCGATGATGGCTTGCTTGAAGTGCCGATCAAGAACAAGCAGGGGGAGCAGATTGGGCTTTTTCGATTTGCCCCCACCGACATTGGCCTGATTGATCGGTATAACGAGCTGGTCGATAAGTTTGACGAAATCACCGCACCGCTGGAGAGTATCAACATCAACCCTGACGGCAGCACGGACGAGGACAACGCCGCTGCTGTGGAAGCAATGAACGAAGCGAAAAGGCGCTTGTATGAGGCCTGTGACTATATGTTCGGCGGAAATATGAGCGAGGCGTTTTTCGGCACCGTTCACCCCTTCTCTCCCGTGAACGGGTATTTCTACTGCGAAAACGCACTGGAGGCCGTGGGCAGGTTCATTTCCGCACAGTTTGACCATGAGACCCGCAAGATTGACAAGCGGGTGCGGAAATACACCAACGGCTACCACGGTTACAAGACCGGCAAGCACAAGGGCGGGAAAAAGAAATGATCGGTTCTCTCCCGACAACCCTTACCATAAACGACGAAGAATACAGCATACGCACAGACTTTCGGGACATCCTGAAAATCATCTCTGCCTTTGGAGACCCAGAGCTGGAGCCGGAGGAGAAGGTCTATGTGTGTCTGTTTATCCTCTATGAGGATTTTGATAGCATTCCCCCGGATGATTATGAGGTCGCCTATAAAGCGGCCATTGATTTTATCGACTGCGGGATGCAACCGGACGAACGGAAATCTCCCCGGACCATGGACTGGGAACAGGATGCGCCGATCCTGTTCCCGGCGGTGAATAAAGTAGCCGGTCGTGAGGTTCGAGCGGTGGAATATCTCCACTGGTGGACCTTTATGGGCTACTTCATGGAGATTTCAGAGGGCGTCTTTTCCAGTGTTCTCAACCTTCGACGGAAAAAAGCGAAGGGCAAGAAGCTGGAGAAATACGAGCGTGAGTTTTGGGAGGCAAACAAGGACATCTGTGTTCTGCGTCCAAGGCTCACAGAGGAAGAGCAGGCGGCGAAAGAACGCCTGCTGGAAATGATAGATTAAATCTGTTTGGAAAAAGGTGGTGAGAATGTGGCGGAACACGTTGACGGCTCTATTGTTGTTGATACCAAAATCGATGATAAGGGGTTTGAGGCGGGCAGCTCTGAGCTGCTGGCTGCAATCAGGTCCCTCACACAGGAGATCAAACAACTAGGTACGGTCATTCAAACCACTTTTTCCGGCGTGGCACAGGCGGCGGGAGGCTCTGATACAGAGGTACAGCAGTTGAAAGCCACCGTTGCGGAGCTGGAGCAGCAGTTGAAAGAACTGGACGGCCAGCAAATCAAGAATCCTTCTACCGGATTGGAGGACACAGCTAGGTCAGCTACAAAAGCAAAATCCAACCTGGAAAAGGTTGTGGCCCAGATCAGGGCCATGGAAGACAGAATGCCCGACGGCACATTGACGAAAAATATGTTTGTCGGTATTCGTGAGGGTATTGAAGAGGTTATTGCCGCAGAACGGGAAGAGGCGCAGAATCCCCCGATGATGGGGCGCTGGGAACGGATCAAGGCGCTTATCAGTCTGCTACGTGGCTTGAAAGATGGCCTGAAAGACACCGACTCGCAATCCAAAAAGACATCGAGCGGGCTTGCAAAAGTGGCGGGAACGGCTGTTGTGTCCGGGTTGAAAAAGGTCGGAACGACGGCAAGAAACGCCTCTGTGAATCTGGCTAAATTGGTAGGTCGCGGGGTCGCAAGCGGGCTGAAAGCGATTGCGTCCGGAGCTTTGAGGGCTGCAAAGGCTGTCACAGGGTTGGGCCGCAGCGCGAAATCTGCTGACGCAGGATTCGGCAGCAGCCTCAAAACCATGCTGAAATACGCATTCAGCATTCAAACGCTGCTGTCTCTTGTGAGGAAGCTGAGAAGCGGACTTGTGGAAGGATTCCAGAATCTCGCCCAATACTCCAGCCAGACAAACGCCTCTATCTCCTCCGTCATGTCAGCCCTTACCCGGCTAAAAAATTCGCTGGCAACGGCGTTCAGCCCCATTCTGAATGTAGTAGCCCCGTACATCACCAAACTCATTGATATGCTGTCCGTGGCGACAACAAGGATCGGTATGTTCTTTGCCGCCCTGACCGGCGCGAAGACCTTCACACGGGCAAAGGCGGTACAGCAGGATTACGCTGCCAGCCTGAAACAGACAGCGGACTCCGCCGATGACGCCGCCGATGCGGAAAAGAACGCCGCAAAGGAAGCGAAGAAAGCAGAAAGGCAATTAGCCTCCTTTGATAGCCTGAATATCCTGTCACAGAACAAAGCGAGTGACAAGGACAGCAGTACGAAGAATAAAAATACCGGTACCAAGGATACCGGCCTCACTCCGCAGGATATGTTCGAGGAAGTCCCGATTGAAAGCAAGATTGCGGACTTTGCGAAGCGCCTGAAAGAACTGTTCACCAACGGCGACTTTGCGGAAATCGGCAGGCTGTTGGGTGAGCAGATCAACGGTCTGTTCAGTAAAATCAAGTCTGCTATCGAGTATGCCGATTCCGTTATCATCCCATACGTCAAGGCGTTTTGTGAGATTTTCAACGGCATGGTAAAGGCAATCGATTGGGACCTGATCGGCAGCACCTTTGCCGCCGGTATCAATCTGTTGATCCATATTGCGTATACGCTGCTTACCGGGATTGACTGGGAGCTGCTGGGGCGGTCCCTCGGAGAGGGCCTGACCGCTATGGTCCGTGATATTGATTGGGCGATGCTGGGAGAGACCCTGGCTCTGTACATGACCTTGCTGCTGCGAGTGATTACCAGCGCAATCCTTGCCTTTGACTGGGATATGGCCGGTCAAAAGCTGGCTATTGGAATCAACTCTTTTGTAAGTACGGTTGACCGTGTTGTTACCGGGATTGACTGGATGGGTATCGGTTCAAAGTTTGCCAGTGGCGTCAATCACCTGATTTCAGATGTGGATTGGGGCAATCTGGGAAAAACATTGGGCGACCTGTTCAATGCGGCCCTCTATGTGCTCTTTTCCGCTGTGACCACCTTTGATTGGGTAGGCGCAGGTCAGGCGTTTGCAGACGGGATCAACGGAATCTCCAACACAGTCGATTGGGCTACACTGGGGCAGACGTTGAGCACAATGCTCAAGGGCGCACTGGATTTCCTGCGGGTAGCTATCACAGAAATAGATTGGTACCAGCTTGGAAAGAACATTGGAGACTTACTGGCTAACATTGACTGGGCCGGTGTTTTTGAGAGCTTTTTTGGTGCGCTTGGTGCTGTTCTGGGCGGTTTGGCTGCGTTCCTCTGGGGCCTGATTGAGGACGCCTGGAACGACGTTGTCGATTGGTGGCATGATACAGCGTATGAAGATGGGCATTTTTCCATTCAGGGTTTACTGGACGGGCTAATTGATGCTCTGGGCGGTATCGGCCTGTGGATTCACGATCACATATTCAAGCCATTTATTGACGGCTTCAAGGAAGCGTTTGGTATCCACTCCCCGTCTACCGTCATGGTAGAACAGGGCGGCTATCTGATAGATGGTCTCCTGAACGGCGTTTCTTCCGCATGGCAAAATATCAAGAGCTTTTTCACTGAGAAGCTGGACGGTATCAAGAAAAAATTCTCTGACGCATGGGGGAACATCAAGAAGACTGTTTCCGATGCGTCCAGTAACATTTCCAAGGATGTCAAGGATAAATTCGGAAACGTGGCAACAACTGTCTCTGATAAGGTCGGCAACGTCAAAAAGGCAATTAGTGACCGGTTCGGGGATTCCAAGTCCATCATCACCGACACGGCGGGGAGTATTTACTCCACCGTGAAGGAAAAATTCTCCGGGATGGCGGACAGCACCGCCAAACACACGGAGAGCGCGAAAGCGGCTATCAACAAAGCGTTCACTGCTGCGAAAAGCACAGTATCTTCTATCAGTGGAACAATCCATAGCACGGTGAGCTCCAAATTCTCCAGCGTGGCATCTGCTGTCTCCTCCAAAATGAGCAGCGTACAAAGCACGGTCAGCTCGAAATTCAACAGCGTAAAGAGCTCCGTCACCTCAGCGGCGGGGAACATTTACTCCACCATGAGCAGTAAGTTTTCCAGCATCTCGTCCACCGTGTCCAGCAAGATGAGCACGATGGCATCCGCCGTGAGCTCGAAAATATCCGGCGTGAAAACTACCCTCACCAGTAATATGCAGACGGCCTATAACAGCCTGAAAAATATGAGCTGGTCGAGCATCGGCTCTAGTATCTGTTCCGGCATCCAGAGCGGCATCAACGCCGGTTGGAGCTGGCTGAGTACCACTGTCTCTAATCTGGCGTGGAATCTGTTAAATGCGGCTGAGACTGCGCTGGGAATCAATTCCCCGTCAAAAGTGTTCCGTGATGAGGTCGGCAAAATGCTGGTCAAGGGTACGGCTGTAGGCGTAGAGCAGACCATTCCCGAAGCTGTGAAAGCCGTGCGCACTATGGCGGACAGAGTGACCGAAGAGGTGAACGACATCGACGGTACAATCGCTCTGGGGGCGGAATCCTCCGGGCTGGATGATACTCTGACCGCCTTTGCGGATAAGGTAACGGACAGCTTCACGGCCCTCATGGACCGGCTGGAGGCCATAGCAACCCGTGTGACGTTCGCCACGCCTGCCATTGTGGACGGGGGTATCACTCCCTACAGCATCCGGCAAAAGGCGACAGGCGGCGGCTCCGGGGGTCTGGCTGAGACCCTTGAGGCGTCCAACGAGGAGCTGGGCTCCGTGGTGATTCAGGCTGTAACCAATGCTACATCCGCGATTGTGGACGCGATTCAGCGGAGCGGCGGAGATACCTATCTCGACGGTGACAAAATCACCACAAAGGTCATCGAAGAAGTAAACCGAAGAACAATCATGGGCGGCAAGCCTGTGATTCTGACATAAGGGGGTACTGCTGTGAAACCTATTTTGCAGATAGGCAGTCACGACTACACGGATTATGTGGCGGCAGAGGGTATGAAGTATTCCCGGAATGATCTGGACGCTGACGGCAGCGGGAGAAACGTACTGGACGGCCTAATGTACCGGCACAGGATCGGGAGCAAGGTCAAGTGGACCATCACATTCAACCGCCTGCCCGAAAGCGTCTTTTCTCAGCTTGCGGCTGACATGGACGCGGAGTATGTGTCTGTGACAACCCTCGACCCTCGGACAAATGCCCGTGTCACCCGCACCTATTACTCCTCAACCATCAACGCCGGGGTACAGCGGTACATAGGCGGGAAAACCGTCTATGACGGTGTGACCTTCGACATTACGGAGAGGTGATGATATGCGAAGCAGAAGCGCAACGTGGACACGGCTGGGAGCAAGCGGAAACTTCCGCATGGAGACCGTGGCGGAGATCAACGGGAAGAGTTACTCCAGCATCTCCGCCCCGGTCATCGACCGGGCGCTGTTCACGGACAAACTGAGTGTGGGCAACTGCATCACCTCCACCCTGAAATTCTCTGTCCTGACCGATGATGAGATTCCCCGTTCGGCAAGGGTGGTTATCAAGTCGCGGATTTCCGACGATACGGATACCAGTGAGTGGTTGGTGATGGGGACGTTTTACATCGACAACCGGACCACCAACAACGGCATGACGGCCCTGACCTGCTATGACTCCATGCTCAAGGCATCCCAACAGTATGTGGACGATACCCTGACGGATGGGCGTATTGGTTGGCCTCATACCATGCAGAGCTGCGTCAATGAGATTGCTCAGCGGATGGGTCTGACGCTGGATTCCCGTACAACTATCAGGACCGGGGACCCGTATCAGGTGGACTACCCGGCAAAGCTCACCATGATGCAGGTGCTCGGATATATCGGGGCCTGTCACGGCGGGAACTGGATTGTCACGCCGGAAAACAAGCTCCGGCTTGTCCCCCTGGTAGCCCCCAGAACGGGGAGCGAGACCCACCCGGCGGGCGGCGGTGCCGTGACCGTTCCCGTGGTCACGGGCAGTCTCAAGACGGGTAAGCCGCTGACCATCAGCCGGGTAACACTGGGATATGACAGCGAGATTGGCTACACAGAGGGAGACGACACCGGGCACGAGCTGCGGATTGAGAACAACCCCTATGCGAGCAGGGCGATATGTCAGGATTTATATGCCTGGCTGAACGGAATGCAGTATGTACCCTATCAGCTCGATGGGGCCTGCTATGACCCGGCGGCGGAGATGGGAGACTGGCTGGTCGTGGGGGATGTGTCAAGCGTTCTTTTCGCGCAGACGGCTACCCACAACGTCAATTTCCGGTGCAATGTCAATGCGCCGGGGAAAGAGGAGGCCAGCAGCGAGTACCCGCACCTGACTACGATTGAACGGTTGCAACAGAAGGATGAACAGCTCCAGAAGTACATCGAAAACGCGGAGACGGAGTTCAACTCCAGCATCGAACAGACAAGACAGAGAATTGTGCTGGAAGTGGAGCGGGCCAGAGGGGAAGAGGAACGGCTGGAATCCAAAATTGAACAGATGGCGGATTCTATTACCCTTTCTGTCACGAACACCCTCGGCGGCTCTACCTTCACGCTGACGGGTGACGGTATCGAGACACAAAGCGCTACCGTTCGTTTTTCCATGGCTCAGGATGATGTGCAGTCTGTTATGGGTACTGTTACTTATCCGAAACCGGTGGATTGGGCTGTGAATGTGAACATGGAGTTCCTGTCTGCAACGGGATTCATAGTTAAGCGCGAAGCGAATAACGTAGTAGATTCCTCCTATTCAATCGTCCCGCTTGATGGGAAATTGATTGAGTGTGCCACGGCAACGGATGAGTTTCATAAATTCCTTGCACTTACTAACTCTATCGCTCCCGGAAACGCAGCTATCCCGTTCTATGAATGGGCGTATGATGACGAAGGAAATGTGAGGCTGAGGCATAAATCGTGGGGTGATTATAGCGCTCATAGTTGGTCTGCCTATTGTGGGCCGGATGGGTTCACAGCACCAGGTATAACGGATTATGGGCAAATCACTGTAGATGACGGCTGCACCGTTAAGGCCACAGATAGTGAGGTATCGTTAAGCAACGGAGACAAGATTATTGCTATTACCAGTAGTACGCACAACGGTATTACTACATCCAGACTCCAATTTTACTGTGATGAATATAGCTATCTTTCTCTTGGCAGCGGAAGACCTATCCACATTAGGTCTGGAAGCAATGAAATCCAAATGGCTGGGGGTGCAACCATCGATCTTGCTGTAAATGGGTGCTCTATTCAGGCGACGGATGGTAACGGTTCAACTTATGGAATAGAGTTCGATTCGTCGAGACTCTACGTGAACGGAAACAGAGTTGAGACAAGTTCCTCATCTTCTCAGCGCTATAAACACTCCATCACTGATAAGCTCGACCCGGAGCTCGACCCGCACAGGCTATATGATCTTCCGGTCAAGCAGTACGTTTACAACGACGGCCACAGGCTCCAGTATGAGGATATGAAGGGGCAGACGCTCCCCGGCTTTATTGCGGAGGACGTTGACCGGGTTTACCCCTCCGCTGTAATCCACGATGAACAGGGCAGGGTAGAGAGCTGGGACGAGCGGAGGATTGTACCCGGAATGCTGGCCCTGATTCAGGAACAGAAACAGGAAATCGATACCCTGAAAGCAGAAATCAAAAGTATCAAGGAGGCGCTGCATCTTGATTGAACACCGATACAGGCTTGACATGGTGGCTGGTGGACGGCCTTTGCACCTCAACCTGAATCAGCACGACAGGAACTATACCCTGATCCTGACCCTGTTTGCAGAGCGCGGAGAGCTGACCATTGAGACAGGTACCACCGTCAAATTGCAGGGTACAAGGCCTGACGGGGAGAGTTACACCACAAGCGCAACGCTGGGAGAGAACACGGACGGGGAACACGTTGTCACCGTTCAGGGCGACACAGCTATGACATCAGCGGCGGGTACCGGAGCATTCCAACTATGCTTTACCCACGGCGGGAAGGAATTGTACTCCCCTGTGTTTTTTATCGACTTTGAAACGACCCCGAAAAAGGAAGGTGAGGCAGCATGATAACTCTGAGACGGACGGTTGATATGGTCCCCGGCGGCCCGCGTACGATCTTCCCGCTGAATCAGTATGATGAGGATTTTATTCTGGAGATTCCGCTGCTTGCACGGGACGGAGTTTTCACCGTGGAGGAAGGAACTACCGTAGAGGTCCAGGGCACGAAGCCGGACGGCAACGGATACAGCGCAGACGCTACACTGGATGCGAGAAACCCGGTTGTCAATGTTCAGGGCGACGTGCAGATGACCGCCGCCGCTGGCCGGGCGGTTATGGAGCTGGTCCTGAAAAAGGATGGGAAGGTGCTGCACTCTGCCAACTTTGAGCTGGATGTTGCACGGACAGCTCTGGACAAGGACACCATCGCCTCTGACTCCAAGCTGAAACAGTTCGCGGACGTGTACGATGACCACGTGGATGAGATCATCACTGCCGGGCAGCAGTACGCGGCATACAAGGCTGAAATGGACGAGCTGGAGGAGGCTGCAACAGCAGCGGCGGAGAGCACAGCGACGGACAAAGCGGCTGTGGCGGAGGCCAGACAGTCCTTTGACGCTGCCAGTCAGCAGGCCACCTCCGACCTTAACGCGGCGGCAGCAGCGGCGATGCAGCAGATCAACGACAAGGCGGAGGCTGTGGCTGCCATTGCGCTGTCCTCAGACACCCTCTCCCGTCAGGCCCTTGACCTCGCAACCAACGCGGACAATGAGACGGCGGAGCTGTCTACCTCTGTGGCATCCCTCCGGCGGACGATTCAGACGGTTCAGCTCACCGTAGAGGATAAGATTGACGGGGCCTATGTGGAGAATGGGTATCTGTATCTGACCTCTCAAGGCGTTGTCGTAGCTGGTCCTCTGGGCCCCTTCTCCGGCACCGGCGGCGGGGGTGGCGGTACCGGCGGAAACAACGCCTCCATCACCGTGACCAATACCACCGGCTGGCTAAGCAAGACCATTGCGGACGGCGACGCCTGCCCGGTCACACTGGCATGGTCCTCTGTGGAGGATAATATGCCAACGGGCAACGGCACCCTGACCATCATGGTCAACAGCGTGGCAAAAGCTACAATGGATATTGCGCAGGGAGATGTGACGGTGGACCTTTCCCGATACCTGTCCACCGGCTCCAATATTGTCAAGGTCAGTGTGGCGGATGTGTACGGCAACAGCCGCACCATCAATTTCACTGTGACCTGTGTCTCTCTGTCTATCTCCTCAACCTTTGACGCCTCCACACCGTATACCGGGGCAATCTCCTTCCCCTATACTCCGGTTGGCTCGATCCAGAAAACCATCCATTTCAAACTGGACGGAGCGGAGATTGCAAGCACTACCACGTCAGTTTCCGGGAGACAGATGAGCCAGACCATCCCGCAGCAGCGGCACGGCGCACACAGGCTGGAGGTCTATTTTGACTGCGATATCAACGGTCAGGTGGTGGAATCCAACCATCTGTATTTTGAGATCATCTGTCTGGAGAGCCTGAACACGACCCCTATCATCGTCAGCTCGTTCAACCGGACCACGGCGCGGCAGTATGAGACCCTGAACATTGACTATACCATCTATGACCCGACATCTGCGACGGCACCGGTGGAAATTCAGGTCAACGGCGTTACTGTGGCCGACCTGACTGTTGACCGGACACAACAGACCTTCACCTTCCGGGCGGACCGGCCGGGCACCTTGAACGTTTCCATCATCACCGGCAACGTCACAAAGAGTCTGACTCTCACTGTGTCGGAATCTGACATTCAGGTGGAGGCAGAGACAGACAAGCTCATGCTCTTCCTCTCCAGTGCTGGCCGGAGCAACAACGAAGCCGCCCCCGGAACGTGGGAATCCGGCGACATTCAGGCATCCCTCACCGGCTTCAACTGGACATCCGACGGCTGGCAGAGTGATGAGGACGGTATCACGGTCCTCAGGGTGGGCGGTGACGCCCGTGTCTCAATCCCTTATAAGCCTTTCGCCTCGGATTTCCGTACCGGCGGTAAGACTATTGAGGTGGAGTTTGCTACACGGGACGTGATGAACTACGACACGCCCTTCCTCACCTGCATGAGCGGTGGCAGAGGAATGGAACTGACTCCGCAGCTTGCGCGGCTGGCCTCCGAGCAGTCGGAAATCTCCATGCAATACAAGGAGAACGAGCACGTCAGGATTGCCTTTGTGGTGGAAAAGCGGAGCGAAAACCGCCTGATTTACATTTACGTCAACGGTATCATGTCAGGGGCGATTCAGTACCCGGACAATGATGACTTCGCGCAGGCGTCCCCCGTGGATATGTCCATCGGCACCAATGATTGTACCGTGGACCTGTACACAATCAGAGTTTACGACAATGACCTGACCCGGCACCAGCTTCTGGACAACTGGATTGCGGATACTCAGATCGTGGACGATATGCTGGAGCGCTACCAGAGAAATGCGGTCTATGATGAGTATGGTAAGGTGGTTATTGCACAGCTGCCCTCCGGTCTCCCGTACATGATTATTGAGTGTGAGGAAACACCCCAATATAAGGGCGACAAGAAGACCTGTAATATTACCTACGTTGACCCGGTGAATCCCTCTAGGAGTTTCACGGCAACAGGTGTTCAGATTGACGTACAGGGCACGTCTTCTCAGTATTACCCTCGAAAGAACTACAAGGCAAAGTTCAAGAGCGGATTCCTGATGAACAACGGTACTCTGGCGAACGCTTACCCGCTCAGGCCGGGTGCGATTGCTACAAATAGCTTTTGCTTCAAGGCGGATGTGGCCTCCAGTGAGGGCGTGAACAACGTGGAGCTGGCACGGCTTTATAACGATGCCTGCCCGTACAAGACTCCGGCACAGCAGCAGAACGACGCAATCAGACAAGGTATCGACGGATTTCCTATTGTAGTCTTCTGGCACGATACCGTGAACGACACTACCACATTCCTTGGCAAGTACAACTTTAACAATGACAAGGGGGCGGAGGAAGTGTTCGGATTTGTCTCCGGGGACGAGTCCTGGGAGATCAAGAACAACACCTCTGATCGTGTGCTGTGGAAGAGCGATGATTTTGTATCTACTATGGTGGATGAGGACGGAAAGACCATCCCCGCATGGCTGAACGACTGAAGCCCGGTTCCCTGACACGGACCCGGCCTATACCAACTACTATCAGTTGAAGGAGTTTGCAGCGTGGTTGAAGTCCACTGACCGAACACAGGCCACGGGTGATGCCCTGTCAAGCCCCGTCACCTATGGTGCCGGAGGGGATGCTGTGACTTACACCACGGACAGTGCTGACTACCGGCTGGCAAAGTTCAAGGCAGAGGCGGGCAACTACATGGAGATGCAGAGCGCGATTTTCTATTATATGTTTACTGAGCTGTTCCTGATGGTGGATAGCCGTGCGAAGAATGCGTTCCCGTCGTTTATCGGATCGGAGGTATCAGCATGATAAGTAAAAAAGTAGTGTTTTTGCCCTACGACTTTGATACCGCCATCGGTATCAACAATGAAGGTGCATTGGTATTCAGTTACAATCTGGAAGATACGGACCATCTGGAGAGCGGCGCGGATGTGTTCAACGGCCAGCAGAGCGTCCTCTGGAATAACCTGAGGGACGCATTCGGCGGTGACATCAAGAGTATGTATCAGACCCTCCGCTCTACCGGAGCATTGTCCTACGATAAGGTGGAGCGGATGTTTGAGGAGCACCAGGCTAAATGGGGTGAGGCGATCTTCAATGAGGACGCCTATTTCAAGTATCTGGCTCCTCTGATTGACGACGGCTCCGGCGCATACCTGTCTATGCTCCAGGGCAGCAAGGCGGAGCAGCGGAAGTGGTGGCTCTACAACCGGTTCCGCTATCTGGATTCCAAGTACAATGCGGGCGACGCCCTGTCCGACGTGATTCAGCTCAGAGGGTACGCAAAGGCAAATGTCACCGTCACCCCTTATGCGGATGTATACGCCTCCGTAAAGTTTGGTTCCTACCTCCAGCAGGTGAGAGCGGCAAGAAACGTCCCTGTGACCCTGACCTGCCCGCTGGACACGGTGAACGACACGGAGATTTACATCTACTCCAGTTCCCAGCTCGCCAGTGTGGGCGACCTGTCCGGCCTCAAGGTGGGCTTTGCAGATTTCAGTCTCGCCACCAAGATTCAGAGCATCAAGCTGGGAGACAGCGGGGCCAGCTATGACAACGGCAATCTGAAAGAGCTGTATCTGGGCAACAACGTTCTGCTCCGTTCCCTGGACGTGCGGAACTGCTCCGGGTTGGGAACCGGGGACATGAAGTCGGTGGACATTTCCGGGTGCAAGAACATTGAGCAAGTCTACTTCGACGGGACGCAGATCACCGGTATCAATCTCCCGGTGGGTGGCATTCTCAAAAAGCTGCACCTGCCCTCCACGATTACCAATCTCACCATCCGTAACCAGCCCTCTATTACGGAGTTTGTGATTCCGTCGTACAGCTCCATCTCAACTCTGTGGCTGGACAACGTGAGTTCAGCGGTGGACGAGAAAGCGATCCTCCGGGCGATTCCAGCCAACTCCCGTGTGCGGCTTGCTAATATCCGGTGGGAGGCAACTGACGCGGCGGAGATTGACGGGCTGTATGACATTTTGGACACTATGCGCGGCCTCGATGAGTACGGCAACAACATGGACAGGGCGCAGATCAGCGGCTCGATCCATACCAATTCCCTGACCGGTGCGGAAATTGCAGAGTTCAACTCTCGCTATCCGTATGTGTCGGTCACGGCTGACCACACCACCTCCTACCGCACGTATGCAGACTACGATGGTACGGTTCTGAAAAAAGTGACGTGCATTGACGGTGTGCCGCAGGAGAGCGCTCCTTCCAATCCCAGCCGGTCCAGCACGGCTCAGTATTCCTTTACCTTTGTGGGCTGGTCTAAGAGTATGGACGCACAGACGGCGGATTCTGACGCACTGGAGAACGTCCAGAGCGACCGGACGGTCTACGCGGCATACAGCCGGACGGTGAGAACCTACACCGTGACATGGAAGAACAGCAACGGCACAGTGCTCGAGACCGATAACAATGTCCCGTATGGCACCACACCGCAATACAATGGCTCGACACCGCAGAACCCAACGTCCGGCGGCGGAGCATTCCAGGGCTGGAGTCCGAGCATATCTCCTGTGACCGGGAATGTTACCTACACAGCCTCTTATATCGTCACCTATACGGTGTACTTCTACAACGGCTCCACGCTGTTGCAGACAGTGACCGGGGTTACGTCCGGGGGAAGCGCAACCTATACCGGGGAGACTCCCGTAGACGCAACAAACGGCTACGATTTCAGCAGATGGTCTCCGCAGCCCACGAACATCACGGCGAACACAAGCTGCTACGCGCAGTTTACCCCTCCGTGGGAGGTTGCTGAGATCTCCGATGGCTGGGAGACGATCCTTGCCAACGTCAGCAACGGCACCTATGCCAGCAAGTACAAGCCCGGCAACTACAAGCCGCTTGACCTTGGTGCGGAGGGCATCGTGAATATGCAGATTGTTGCCATGAACGCAGATGCCCTTGCAAGTGGCGGCGGGACGGCACCGATTACGTGGATCAGTAAGGAACTCCTCGCTACCGATCATCGGATGAATCCTGATAGAGCCGGCGAGAGCGGGAATTACACCGAGGGCACCGGAGCAATCGGAGGATGGGACAAGTCTGAAATGCGAACCTATCTCCGTGAGACGATTAAGCCGCTGATCCCATCGGCTGTACGGTCTGCGATTGTAGAAGTAACAAAGTACAGTAGAAGTTACAACACAGCAGGCACACTGGTGAATGATGTAACCACTACAGATGACGTATGGATTCCATCTTACCGAGAGATGTTTGGAAATGGTGAGACACAAGGACCAGCATATAGTAGCGCATTCCCAGATGCCGCTTCCCGCGTGAAGTATAAGACAGGCGCTGCAAGCGCCTCTGTCTGGTGGCTCCGCTCCGCCTACTACACCAATAGCAATTACTTCAGCTACGTCTATACCAGCGGCTCGGACAGCGTCAGCTATGCGAACAACAGCCGGGGGATTACGCTCGGCTTCTGTACGTAATCCATAATCTACCTGCAATCTGGCCCCCTTTGTGGGGCCAGACGGTAGGATGGCAGGAGACGGGGCCGCAGGCCAGTTGTCGCCGCGTAAGCGGCGAAAATTTTTTGAGATTTTTTGGTCTTTGTGGTAGAATGAGCAGGAAAGAGGTGGTGCGCTTGTCTGTTATAAAGAGCAAGCGGTCAGAGTCGGAAATGGAGTTTATCCATACTGCTCGGCAGCTTCAAATCCACTCCATCAAAAAGTGTGCCAGTTTTCCGAAGCGGTACACCTTTTACATCAGCCAGCCGATAGCAAATTCCGCAACACGGATACACCAGTACGTCAAGATGGCGAACAGCATTTATCCCCTGAACAAGCACGAGGTGCAGATCAGACGGGACTACCTGCTGAGAGCAAACGCAGAGCTGCAAAGCCTGATCTCTCAGCTTGAGGTAGCACATGAGCTTTTTGGGATAGATGTTGACGCCCTGAAATACTGGATGGAACTCGTAGAGAAGGAAATCCGTCTGGTTAAGGCTCTGATGAAAAAGGATAGAGCACGGTATAAACACTTGCCGTGATTTTATCGGGTTATGTTCTGTCAATTATCGAAGCGCCTCTGTCTGGTGGCTCCGCTCCGCCAACAACAACAATAGCAATAACTTCAACAACGTCAATACCAGCGGCTCGAACAACAACAACAATGCGAACAACAGCCGGGGGATTACGCTCGGCTCCTCTCTTGCCAGACAAAGTAACCTGCATGGCGAAATCAGTGCTTGAAGGAGAGAAGGAGAACATGACCCTCCTCCAGTGATGGAGGTAAATATCTACCCTGATAGACCTGGGCGGACGCTGCTTGCATGGCGGCGGTTGATGGTGAATCCGCCGTTTCATGCCCAGTGGT